TCATGATGATAGATCATATGAAAAAATTTATAAATTAACTAGACATAACAATTATGATGTTATTGTAGGTTCATCTATGGGTGGATGGTTTGCATGGAACTTAGGTAAAGAATTAGGAGTTCCGGTATTGTTATTGAATCCAGCATTACATAGTAGATCAATTAATCCTAGTATAGGAGAATGGGTAGGAGAAGATGCATTGATGAGCAAGGTATTTTTAGCATTAGGAAATATGGATGATGTTATTGCCCCTTCAAAGACGGTAGATTGGTTGAACGAAAATGATAAATTAGATTGGAATGCTAATAATATCAGAAGAGGTGCATATGGCCATAGAACTCCAGTAGAACAATTCAAATATATATTTAATCATTTTGAATCAGGTATTAATCAAACAAATGAGTTATATGAGAGGTTGTCGTAAATGTCATAAGCCTATACCAAAAGCTAGATTGAAAGCTTTACCAAATACAAGAGAATGTGTTGGATGTTCTTCGGTAGAACGTAATTATGTTAGAACAATTATCTCCGGTAAGACTACATATTCTGAAGTAGAGGTTATTAAGAATAAAGATACAAAAGAATATTTACGAAACTTAGATAGTAAAGGTAGACAAGGTTTTGGTTCTATGTTATATAGAGCAAGTAAGAATGAGCCTAGTCCAAAATCATCTTCATTATCATTAGGTACTAGAGTAGCAAGAAAGAAGCCGGAATATAGTCAGGCTAATTTTGAGAAAGTGTTAGGAGAAGCTATGGATTGGTTAGATCATGATAAAAATTATGCGATTGAAAAGATCGAAAAGGCTCATAAAGAAGAAACAATATCAGGCATTCAACGTAGAAGAGCTTTAGAAATTCTTGAAGTATTCAAACCAACGCCTAAAGTAATAGAAAAGAAAGTAGAACAAGTACATGTAGATGAGGAAATTTTGCATGCATTTAAAAATTGGAAACATTAAATATGAATAAATTATTAGTAGGAATATTATTATATCTATTTGGTCAGATATTAATTTGGTATCAAACAAATGGACAGTTCAAATGGAAGTGGTTCGAAGAACATCCATTCGCAATTGCATGTATATTTTCAATACCAATATCATATGCATTTATTATAGCAACTACTTATGTTGTTCAGTATTTTGACGGCTCATTATGGCCAGGTAGATTTATAGGATTTGCGACAGGAATAATATCATTTGCAATATTAACAAGCTTTTATATGAATGAAGGTATCAATACTAAAACATTGATATCATTAATTCTAGCAACAGCATTAGTTGCTATTCAAATACTATGGAAATAAGTAGCAATAGCATATTTATATTAAAATAATAAACTAGGGAAAAATTATGTTAAAACTAAAACCATTACTGATGGAAACTAAAAGTTTTCGTAAACTAATATCAGAACTAACAAGTGTTTACGGAGGAGAGAGTGAAGCATTAAATATGTTACAAACCGGAAAAGGATTAAAGGCATATAAATTAAATTGGACAGATGAAAGAGCTGCAGAGTTTTTAGCTGATATGGGTGGTGAAGAAGGATTCCAAGCAAGAGTGGATAAATTAGCATCTATATCACCTCCATCAGGAGCTCCAAAACGTATTGATATGCCAGTAATTACTTCAGACCAAGTTGAAATAGTTCAACAAGCAATTATAAAAGGTGAGTATGATGTATTTGGACCATATGGAGATGATGTTGATGGATCTGAAGACGGAAAAGGTAAATTTAATAAAGACCAATTTTCAAAAAGTGGTGCAGATTCTACATACATGAACGATAAAGACTTTTTGACAAAAGGAACTGAGGATGGTGAAGAAGGTGGTAATGCTGATATAGTTAAAAGTAAAGATACAAAGTTAGCAGCTAATTTGTTAAAACCGAGTCAATCAGCTATTTATCTTGAAAAAGCAATTGGTGGTGTTTTTGGTCAAGTGGGTGATCAAGCAAGAAAAGGTGTGGTATCAGGAATGAATCCTAATGATATTATTGTTGTTAAGGGTAATTATATTTTAGATGGTCATCATAGATGGGCAGCTGCAATGTTAGCTAATCCAAAAGCTAAATTGGAAGTTACATTTATTGATTTAGATATTAAGATTGCAATACCAGTATTAAGAACAATAGGGAACGCCCTAGGAAATTCGGGACAAGAATAATGGGACCAGCAAAATATTTCAATAACGTTATTATAGGACAATTTTCATTAACAGGCCTACGAACTAAAGTGTATGTGGGTGGTAGATATCTAACTATAACTGATGCAGATGATGTAGAAGATCCTACATTTGGTTTTGGTATGGATGAAGATGGAGATATGCAAAGATTTGATTATAGGAATGTAATGCAATTATCAGTATCAGGAAATGTAGTTGATTTGGAAACATATAATAAAGGTATGGAAGCCAAATTTGGTGGCGGAGAAGAAAAGGCTGAGGAACCAAAAGAGGAAGAGCCAAAGGATGATGAAAAGAAAGATGATGCAGCAGCTCAAATGAAAGATCATCGTATGCCAAAGTTTGCAATGTTCGATCTACTTAAAGAAATAAGTCAAGAAGAAGTCGATGCTGAAGTAGAAGGTGCTGAAGCAGCAATGGATGCTGCAAAAGCAAAATTGAAAGCAGCTCAGGCATCTATGAAGAATACTATTAAAACATCAAAAGAAAAAATTAAAGCTGCAAAGTCACAACCAATTGATGATGGCGTTATTAAAGAAGATCAGGAATATACATTTGGTGTTGGTGACATAGTTAAAAATAAAAATGGTTCATGTCCACATCACGGATCAATAGGTGTTGTTAAAAAGATAATGACACTACCTAATGAGATGGGTACGGTTGCAATCTATACAGTAATGAATACAGGTACAACATATAGGCCAGGAGATAGTTTAACAAAAACAGTTGATCAATTAGAACCAATACAAAATATAGGGTAATATAATGGCAGACAAAAAAATTAAATTAGCAGACCTAGTTAAAGGGTCAGGATTTATAGAAATTCCAAAAAAGATATTTAGTCCAGAAACAGGTGATGCAGAAAAGGGTGGCAAGAAGCCAGTTGATTTAATATTACCAGCAAAACAAGAAATGGTATTACAAGCAGATACAGAAGAAAAACGTGGTTTGATTGTTAAATGGACAGATGGTAAAGGATATGAAATGCAATATTGGTATGGAACTCCTGATAATATTGTACCATCAGAATTAATAGCAGATGGAACTTCAAAAGGCAAGTCTGTTAAGAAAGCAATATTAAAATATCATTATAAACCAGAAGAATAAAAAGGAAAATTATTATGGCTAAAAAAACAGTTAAGAAAGCAGTCAAGAAAACTGCAAAGAAAGTTGTGAAGAAAGTTTTAGATTCAACGACAATCGACGAAAAGATAATGGAAAATATAGATGAGAACAGAGGTCTATATAATAAAATCTTATGTTACATTAAATGTTACGGTGGATATGTACTAGCAGTAGGTGCTGGATGTTTGTTTGGTGTTAATACTATAGCAGCTACATCATTCTTATTAGGTGCAGTGGCATGGGCTTATTGGCAAGTATGTAAATGTAAAGCTTGTAAAGTTAATAGCACTAGCGGCACTTGTTGTAATGGATAAGTATATTTACAGAGCAAAACTAGATCGAGTTGTTGATGGTGATACTATTGATGCTATGATCGATGTAGGTTTCGATATCTGGATAAAAAGAAGAATCAGATATATGGGAATCGATACTTGGGAATCTAGAACTAGAGATTTAGATGAAAAGAAAAAAGGCCTAGCAGCAAAGGCAAGAAATAAAGAACTTATTGAAACGGTAAGTTCTAAACCTGGCTATTTTAGACTTAAGTCTCATGGCGTAGGTAAATATGGTAGAGTACTAGGAGAGATCTTTATACAAGATGTAAATGGTGAGCAGATGTGTATTAATGAACAACTGAAGCTAGAAGGCCATGCATATGAATACCATGGTGGTAAAAAACAAATATTTAAGGGATAAGTTATGATAAATTGGATAAACGGTTTTGACGCCGGTAATAAAAAAGAAAAGTACTACTTACAATTTAGGTTAGGTACTTTTACAATAATAGAACTAAAATGGGAATCTAAGAAATTTAGATTCATGTTATTTAATTTGGGGTTTGAATTATGAGAAAGTTATTATTAGTATTGGCATTATTGCCAACAATGTTATTAGCACAGAATAGTTGGATAAACATACAATTATTAACAGATGATTATGCATCAGAAACTTCTTGGACAATAACACCTCCAGGCGGATATCCAATTATTGCACAATCTGATTCTATAATGACTGGCCAAACTCTATATGATACAACAATTGATCTAGGTGGAACTATTATTGTTAATTTATATGATCAATATGGTGATGGCTTAGGAGGATTTAATGGTTCACCGGAAGGATGGTTCCTTATACAAAATGATTGTCAAGATACAATTATGTATGTAGCAGGAGACTTTGGAACTTTATATACAGATACATTAATAATTGCACCTTGTGCTCCACCTGCACCAGATGTGCCAGGATGTATAGATACAAATGCATTAAATTTTGACTCACTAGCTACTATTGATGATGGTAGTTGTACTTATCCTGCCTGTGGTGGGATTTTAACATCTAATGCATATCAAAATTGTTACCCAGGAGGACAAGCCTTAATTATATTTGAATGGACAACAGAAGCATATAATCCATCATGCGAAACAGTTAAGGTATGGTATACAAATGCAGAAGGTGTCGGTCCATATCAATATGGTGTTGGTCCTAATGCAACTAATTTTGCAGTAAATGCAGGTAACGGACAAATGCCACCTAATTGGTCAGTAGAGCATTACTTACAAGTAGAGTTTGCAGATGGTACTATGTCTGATACTATTACTTATACTCCTACTCCATGTATTGATGGTTGTACAGATCCAACTCAAGTATCTTATAATCCATGGGCAACTAATGATGATGGTAGTTGTGCAGGAACTGTATGTGATACAACAACCGAATACCAAATAACAATGGAAATTACATTAGATAATTGGCCAGGAGAAACATCTTGGTTAATGAATAGCTTAGGAGTTATTGATTCAGTACTTGTAGGTGAATATGATTTTAATGATATAGGACAAACATATACATATAACTTCTGTATAGATCAAAATGCAGGATTTGAACTAATAGTTAATGATGACTTTGGTGATGGTATGGCAGGTTCTACATCAGGTGGTACAATGGATGGTTCAATTGTTATTTATGATTGTGCAGGAGATACTATTTGGTTTATGGACAATCCAGGATTTGGAAATACTTTATATTCAGGAGCACAAGTTGGAACACCATGTCCTACAATTCCAACAATAGACGGATGTACAGATGATGATTATCAAGAATTTAATCCATTAGCAAATAATGATGATGGGTCTTGTACCAATTTACATATATATGGTTGTACTAATCCTAATGCATTTAATTATGATCCTAATGCAACAATAATGGACCTAGTACCAGATTGTAACTATGAATTATGGATAGGAGATGCTGGAGGTGATGGCTGGGGTAATTCTTATATAGGTGTATATCAAAATGGTATAGACTTAGGAACGTATACAATGGGGCCAGGAAATTATCAACAAACATGGAATATAATATTAGATCCTGGTGTGCCAGTAGAAGTATTCTATTTTGAAGTAGGTGGACCACAACAACCACCACAAGAAGTACAATTTCAGACTTGGCACAATTCATTTAAGTTGACAAATGCTAATGGTGTTGAACTAATGTATGAGGGACAGAATCCTTTTGCAAATAATGGACAAGGAGCACTTCAAGGATTTGATTCTCCGTTCTTTACAAAATATACAGCAATACCATTCTGTGGAACATATTGTATACCAACAGTGTTAGGATGTATGGATTCAACATCAGCTAATTATGATCCAAATGCTAATGTAGATGATAATTCATGTATTCCTATTATATATGGATGTACAAATGAATTTGCTCTTAATTATGATTCATTAGCAACTGTAGATGATAATTCATGTATTCCAATTGTTAATGGTTGTACAGATACGGCAGGATATAATTATAATCCATTAGCAAATGTTGATGACTTATCTTGTATTTATTTAGGTTGTACAGATGTTACCGCATGTAACTATGATGCAATTGCAAATGTAGATAACGGAGGTTGTACATATCCAATTCAATATTATGATTGTTATGGCGCATGTATAAATGATGTAGATGCAGATGGTGTTTGTGATGAGTTAGAGATTGCAGGTTGTACAGACCCTTTATCAATTAATTTTAATCCTTTAGCTACAGATGATGATGGTACTTGTGATCCTTATGTATATGGATGTACAGATTCTACCATGTACAATTATAGTATAACTGCAAATACAGATGATGGTAGTTGTGTGCCATTTATTTATGGATGTACAGATCCTACTCAATTTAATTATGACCCATTAGCTAATACAAATGATAATTCTTGTATACCGGTTGTAATTGGTTGTATGGATGTTACAATGTGGAACTATAATTCATTAGCAAATACATCATCAGGTAATTGTATACCATTTATTTATGGATGTACAGATTCAACTCAATTTAATTATGATCCACTTGCAAATACAGACAACGGAACATGTGAGGCATATGTATATGGTTGTACTGATAATACATCATTAAACTTTAATCCATTAGCAAATACATTAGATAATTCATGTTGTTATATTGCAGGATGTACCCAAGATTGGTCATTAAATTATGATCCGGATGCTTGTTTTGATGATGGAAGTTGTATTGATATAGTGATAGGATGTACCGATGTAAGTGCATGGAATTATGATCCATTAGCAAATGTATCAGATTCGACATCTTGTTTATATAATGCAGGATGTTATGGAGGTCCAGGAGTTCCTTATTGGTTAAATGATGGATGCTATGCTTGGGTAATTGATGTAGATGACTATTGTTGTACAAATGATTGGGATGCAAGTTGTCAATCAATGTATGACTATTGCCAATTAGGTTGGCCAACTTCAATAGATGAGTTAGGAGGACAGGGAATAGTTGTATATCCTAATCCAACAAGAAATATATTAAATATAGATACTAGATTAAATATTGATGTACAGGTATATGATATAATGGGTAAATTAATGTTTACAGAACAAAATTCTAATAGAATTGATTTTACAAGTGTACCAGATGGTATATATAATATGGTCATACTTTATGATGAGTTAAGAATAACTAAAAGGGTTATTAAACAGTAAGTAAAAGGGAATGAATACAATGAAAAGAATATTATACATTTTAGGATTAATATTATTAGCATCATGTGCCGCTCCAAAAGAGTGTTGTGCACAAGAAACTAAAGTAGATAAGTTTAAACAGAGTCTTAAGAAGACATTTAAGTTTGCAACATTTTATGGAGCAATTAATGGAGGTAATTCAGTTTCAGATGTAGATATATTTTCAGTAAACAATGGATTGTCTACTCAAACAATTGCAACACCATTTGATTATTCTATTACATTTGGTGTAAGAAAAATTGCTAGATTAGGATATGAAAATAGAGCAAATACATTTTACAACGGTACAGAGAATTCATTTAGTGATGCAGCAACAATTGGAAAGGTAAAAGGATTTGAGTTTTTATTTGAAGGAGATTTTTCAAGACAACAAGGAACAAAATTCTTAAATCAAAATCATTTTTTAAGATATGTAGCAGATGATTGGATTGCTAAAGTTGAATACTTACAAGATGGGTTTGCTGATATAGAATATTTTGAAGCATCGGAGAGATATAGATATAAAATAGGAAATAAGCTTTCATTTAATATAGGAGCAGTTCAAAGATTAGCTGAACCATATGGATATGATCCTTTAGAAGAATGGTTATTATCAAATGGAAATTTACATTATACGGAGTTAGCAATACAAGAAGGATATTCAATACAGTTTGATGGACAAGGTGGTATAGAATATTTTAATCCATCTGGTAATTTAGTAGCAGAAAATACACAAATATGGGAAGGAGTTGTTATACCAACAATGTTAGCTGACTATACAGAAAGAAAAAGAGATCAATTAGATAATACATTGCAACATTCGATAGTAATTGGATTTGATTATTATCATTATACAAAAACATTTTGGGTACATTCATGGGGTAATGTTATGCCATATCATTATGATGATGGAGGTGAGTTTTCATATCATGCATATAATGAAGGGCAGTGGTTAGATTATTCCGGAGGATTGATATTTGGATATAAATTAAATAAACACCTAGGATGTTTTATTGAAGGAAAATATAATAAGTATTGGAATAGAAATTGGCACAATTTTAGCGTTGGCGCCAATTATGTAATTTTCTAAAGGAGAGAGACAAATGGCTAAAGAATTATCAGAAGACTCGAATGTACAAGTAAGTATAAAGACCCTAGGGGGTATAGCAGTATTAATAGCAACAATTGTTGGAATGTGGTTTGCACTTCAAGCAGATATACAAGAGGCAAAAGAATTGCCAATTGCTCCTCCACCAGATGTTACTAGAATGGAATTTGATATGAAGGATCAATTAATACGTCAGACAATAATGACGACTCAACAAGACGTTTCAGAGATAAAAGAAGACCTGCAACGAATTGAGGAGAAACTAGACAGGAGATAGTTATGAAAAATTATTTATGGGACTCATCAATGAAATTGCTAACAGGATATATAATATTTCTAATAGCATTAGTAGCATGTAGTTCAGCAAATGCACAGTCACCTTGTGGAGATAAATTATGTGTAGTACAATTTAATGCTGGATGGAATGCTGCAAAGAGTGTTGATTGGTTAGATAAATTATCTGACTGTTCAATTAAGCAAATTGATATAGCAACAGATACAAAGGCAGCTGGTACATATAAAATAGTAGTAGTGCCTACAATTGTAATATATAAAGGAGGCGAAGAGGTTGCAAGATTTCAAGCAAATATTATGATGGAAATGGAAGCAACAAAAAAAGACGTTCAGGGGTCAATAGACGAGATCCTAATGGAGGACTTCTAATATTTATATAAAAGGGAAAAACAATGGCAGAATTTAATCACGGACAATGGATCAAGAAATATAAAATGGCGATCCATGAAAAAAATGAAAAGGTAGCACTTAAAGATTTATTACATACTACAAAGGTAGATGATAAGAAAGCAGATAAAGTAGACATCAAGAGAGGTGCTGAAAATGATTTGGCAATTGAAAAGGATAAAGATGGTAACGATGTATATGCCGGAGGATTGAGAGAAGATAAGGTTAAACCAGTTAAACCATTTCAGCCAGGTGATATGTGGTCTAATGATTTTGATTATGTTGGTATGTTAAAATATGGTGCTAGTTTAGAGATACCAGAAGGTGGAACTACATATATGTCAGGAACAACCGATCCTAAATATATTAAGATGCTAAACGATTTACATGCATCATTTACAGATGTTAATTATCATACAGAAGGAGCAGATCTAGGTAATGCAATTGATTGGTTAGAGGATGCAAAAAGTATTGAAGATTTAGAAAAAGCTGATGAGTTTTTAAACATGTTTAAGGAAGCATGTGCAAAAACATTAAAAGAAATTGAAAGAAGATAATATCATGAAATTAAAAAAATTACTAGAAGGCTATGCTTGGGAAAGAGAACCAGGAAAGGCATTACCGACATTGAAAGATGTAGTTAAAAAGCATAACACAATCAATGAAGTTGATTATTCAACAATGAAACTTAAATCTAATATTGATCAGAAATGGGATAGTACAGATACAATGATGGATGATATGAGACAATGGATAGGAGCATCAGTTCAAGCAAGTGGAGCAGAAATGGGTAAAGATTTAGCAGATGCATTAAAATTGATGATGAACTTCGCAGAGGGTGAATCTAAAACAGCTGGGAGATAATATGAGTATGTTCAATATATTCAAAAATAACAATGAATGGAATGAAAAGAATGTAGTAGGGTTTATTGCATTCCTAGTAATGGTTCTATTTGCCTCTTTAGACCTTATTACAGGTTATGTAGGGAAAGATTTAGTTATCAATGAATTTATATATGACTCCTTCACACTTGTTGTATTAGGTTGTTTTGGTATTGCAGGATTAGAAAAATTTGCTGGGAAGAAATAATGGCTAAGAAGAAAGGTATAGATGGAAAGGCATGTTGGGATGGTTATAGATATGCAGGAACCAAAGATGGTAAAGACAAATGTGTCAAAGTAAATGAAGCATTAGGTATAGAGATATGGGAACATAGTCAACCAGTAATGTTCCATGAAGCAGAATACCAAGGAAAGAAAGTGAAGTTAGGTAAAGTTAAGAGAGGTGGATCTAGAAAGTTCTATGTATATGTTAACAATCCAAAGACAGGAAATGTTAAAAAGGTTTCATTTGGAGATAATACAGGTCTTAGTATTAAAACAAAAGACCCTGTGAAAAGAAAATCTTTCAAAGCAAGACACAAATGTGATCAAAAGAAAGATAGAACAACAGCAGGATATTGGTCATGTAGAATGTGGTCAGGGCCAGATGCAGTTAAAAATATGTTAAAGAAGTGATATAATGAAAGAACTATATAAATTTAGACAATACCTTACAGAAGGTGTAGAATTTTCAATTGTTTTAACAAAAGATGCATTGGTAACATCAAATAATCGTGCTAGTGGTATGGGCGTGCCGGGGTCTGGATTTCAAACTACTAGTCAAGGACATACAAAAGTTCCTAAAGGCACATTCTTAATAGGTTTGCCAGGAGGATTATTTGCTGTCAATATGAAAGAGAAGTTTGCATTTGCATTAACGGGTGGTAGAAGAACTTGGTTAGGTTCTCAAGATAAATTGAAAGATAATGAGTATACTAATACTTCTCAAGTACCACAATATAGTCAGTGGAAACAATACTTAAAAAAGTAATAAAATGATTAAATTAAAAGACCTATACGAAAGATTTGAATTTGCCAAAGGCGATGAATATCAAATTCAAGGAACAACAAATTCAATGCAAGAGTTTGCTACACATATCAAGAACTTGCCAGAAGAAATAGGTTCAATCAAAGTTACCAATAGCACATTATCTTTTACTACTAGTGCAGATGATGTTGAATTCAAAAATAAATTTACATCTGCAGATAAAGCAAAAGTGATTAAAATCATAAGAGATTTATCTATAGAATTCAAGAAAAAGAAAGATCCTATATATCAATATGAATTAAGATCATATTTTGGGACATTAGGTAACAGAACACCAGCAGAAAATAAATTCTATATCAGCTTGAAAACTAAAGCCAAAGATGATTTTGGTGATAGAATGAGCCGTGGTGAGATGGGGTCACTCGACTAAAATTAGCCATCAAATTATTTGTTATTACGGAATATTTTTCTTATATTTATATTAAATAAGAAGTAAATGGAGATAGCAGTGGAAAATTATCTGGATCTAACGATTGAAGAAGTCTATGATGTTATATCAAACATCAATGTATGGCCTCCTTCCTTTGATCAAGATAAAAAAATAAAATTCATCAACTCCATGATTAAGTATTTTATAGATAAAGAGGAATATGAAAAATGTGCAATCTTACAAGGGATCATCAATGGATTGGAAAATAATAAGCAAACAGATAGACACGGCAGAGTTGAGCCAAACTGATCACCAACCTATATATTTAGTATATGTTAGAGATGGGTCTGGTAACAATATAGAAGCCAAAGAAGCATATGGTATAAACCATAGAACAGAAGTTACAAAAGAATTCATAGAAAAATATGAATCTCAAGGTATAAATAAAATAGAACATGAGTAATAAAGTTATGTGGACACAATCAACAACATATGGAGACATCGAAATTATCTGGGAATATACGAAGGCGTAGACGTAAAAGAATGAAACTTTATTTACTTGATGATGATGTACATTCATTTGAGTATGTAATAGATTCTTTAACATCCTTTATTCCGTTATGTAATTCATTGCGTGCAGAACAAATTGCAATGATAGTACATAATACCGGCGAATGTAGCATCTATTCGGGATTTGCACCAGAGATATACATGATATTTGCAACATTTCAAAAAGCCGGATTACAAGTACAAATTAGAGAATATAAACCAAAACGTAAATAATATGAAAGATTCAGTACAAACATTTTTATGGATAGCATTAATATTTTTAAGTTCAATTTATGTCATATCAACAATAGTTCATTATGAGAAACAAGTAGAAATATTAGAATGTGAAGTAGAAGACCAACAAAATTATATAGATAGTTTGATTCAATGTATTGATACATTGCAATGGGAAAATGAAATATTTGATCAAATAGAAAAGGATGCAACATTTTTATTATCAGCATTAATGATGGTTGAAAGTAGAAATAATGATTCTGCCCATGCAGTTGGAGAAGATGCTGTAGGCTGTTTACAGATTAGAAAAACAATGGTTGATGATGTAAATAGAATATTAAAGAGACAAGGAAAGGAATATGAGTTTGCATATAACGATAGATGGTCTAGACAAAAATCAATCATGATGTTTGAAATATATTGTGATCATTACAATTTAACAGAGCCGGAAGAAATTGCAAGATGTTGGAATGGTGGACCAAGGGGTATGCATAAAGATGCAACAGTGTATTATTGGAATAAGGTACAAGATCATTTGGATAGTTGAAATAAATTTTATATATTAATAATATGAAAACAAACGTTATAGCAAAATTAGAAATAGAAGGATTACATAATTGGCCAGCAGCTGATAAGGTATTTCCAGAAGTAGGGTTCCTATCACATATGCATAGACATAAATGGTTTATTACAGCTAAGAAGCAAGTTAATCATGATGATAGAGATGTAGAGTTTATTATGTTCAAGAGAGATATTATAGAATATCTAGAACATGAGTACTTTAACTTTGAATCTAGAACACATGAGTTCGGAGCTAAGAGTTGTGAAATGTTAGCAAAAGAAATTATGGAAGAGTTTAAATGCGTATATGTATCAGTCTTTGAAGATGATGAGAATGGTGCAGAAGTATATTTATAAATGATCGCTAGTAGTTATATTAGCTGCTTATATGGACCTGGGTTCGAATCCCAGCATCTCCACCAAGTGACAACTTACAATATGGGGATGTTATGGAATTGACAGTAAGTAAGGGTATAATGAAGATCACG